TCGTTGAAGCGCCGGAAGGGGAGAGCGATCTCCGTGTACCGATCATACTGATCGTGATTACTGATCATAGCGAACCCTTCCAGATTCTCTACGGCAGTCTCGACCATAAGTTGCTTGCGCAGGCGTCGAAGCATAGACTCATCTAGTGCCACGCCACCAGCCGCAATTACCTTACTCTGGAGAATCGGGAAACTTGTCCGAGACAGGTTGTAGATAGTACCTGTCGAATTCACCAGTGCAGGGAGTCCTAGTGCTGTGATCTCGACCGGAGGTGCAGCACCAGACTGCTCACCAGCGATGTACAGGCCGTCATTGTCATTGACATTGACAACCGCAGCCACAGTAATCGTAGAGTTAGCAACGTTCCGGCTTGTAACACGAACAGGACCAGCGGTGATAGCACCAGTGGTGTTATTCATGAATACAACTACCATTCCGTTACGGACAGTACGAGAGTCATCTACGGTAATCGTAGAGACGCCAGGCTGTAGGCCATTCGCATTGGTGATCCGGCCAGTTCCGTCGCCACGCAGGAAAGTGGTTTCGAAATTGGCACCAGCACGCTTTACAGCGTTACTAATTGCGTCAGTGATTCCAGCCGCAAAGGCATCTTCGCCTCCACGCTTGGAAACTGCTTCAGCCAAACCAGAGAAGGTTACCGTGTGGTAATACTTCTTAGGCTCAACCTTAGCGGTCTTAATTTGTTCGTTACCTGCGGCGGGAAGGGTGTTATCATCCTTTGATCGCCACCCACCACCAGACTCGTTACCTGCAATACGAACCGCGAAAAATGCGCCTTCGCCGCTAGGCTGGAATCGGGTGTTCTCCTTTAGTCGGCTGTGGACCGGTGCAGAAAGCTGTTGCATCTGCCCAATAAAGTCAACCACATACCTACGTAGGAGCATATCGCCCAGAGTTTGAAATGTAACCATGTGTTACTCCTAAGGTTATATCAACCGCCGGTAACTTGATCTTAGTGCCGGTATACTCTCTTCAGAACTTCAGCAAAGTTATCATTAAACTCTGCCTCAGACATCTCAGGCTCCGTTACGTTGCCATCGTCATCTGTCTTAAACTTGCTAAGACGTTCGTTGTCTAGAATACCACGGACAAACTCTTCGTCCGCTGCTTCAGCATCTTGTTCCGGTTCAGTCGATTTGGTTTCTAGTTCGCTAATCCTTGCCTTCAGCGCACCTCTAGGCTCACCGTATTGAGTTAAAGCTTCCTTGTATCCTTCCACAATTTCTTGCTTCATGAGACTAGGGTTTTCCTCAATAGCATTCCAGTCAACTAAGTCAGGTAACATCTCAGCAATCTGATCTTTGTCACCATCATCATAGCCATCTGGTAGCGAATCAAGTATGCTCTCCGATACCATGCGAGCATTTTCAAGTAGCATGTCGGCTCGCTGATCCGCGAACGCTTCTGCTAATTCCTCACGCTGCTCTCCGAAGAGCTTCGTGACATCTCTCGCTCCTTGGTCTTCGGTCTTAGCACCAGACTCCACATCTTCATCGATACCCTTCAAAGCCTTATCTAGCTTCTCAACTAGGGGACGATACTTCTCATTCTCAGCAAGTCCTCGGACTCGATTGAGAATGTCAGCCTCTTCCTCAAGTGCTTCGATCTTCTCGCGAAGTTCTGTCTCTCTGGCCGTAGTAGATTCCGAATTACTAAGCACTGATTCCAGCTTCTCAGTAAGTTCCGCAACCTGATCTACCTTTTCCTTGAACCGATCATAAGGAATATTTTGAACGGTCTTCTGACCCTTCTCTTCCTTACTACCTTTAGTGCTCGAACTTTCAGCCTTCTGAGATGATTTAGCTTCCGCTACTTCCTGTTCCTCAGACACCTCTTGTTCGCTGTCAGTGGACGAGTCTGACTCCATTGATGCATTAAGTTGCTCAACGATTTCCGCTCCGGTTGGCATATTGCCACCTCCGATTTTACGCCCTGGAGTAGGTGGGCGAATAATTATCATCTTCTATGTGTGGGAGACACAACCCGAAGGAAAGATGATTACACCCCTAATATTTCTTCTCTATTAAGTAATTCCTTTTTCCTTAAAGATTACTTCATCTTTATTTCGATAATGAAAAGGGGGGCACAAGTCGGGGGAGGACGACTTGGCCCCCGCCGTGTTGGAGAGGAGCAACACGGTCTAACTTTAATTAACCTTAGTAGGATCAGACCTCTCTAAATGATTATAACTGCGCTTGTAGTGCTTAATCGTAGGCAGCTTCTTCTTTTTCTTTGCAGCATCATCTTGAGCCCTAGTAGTTCCTACAATGATAGTAGAGGGACGCTCATTGGGAATCTTAGGCGTGTAATCAATTCGCTGCTCACCTGAAGAACGCTCAGCAGTGCGTCCTCTGGCTTGATCCATAGCTGCGGTACCTTGGGCTGCTCTTTGCTGCCTAGCGGCTCTCCTGCGCTCTCTTGCTCGCCTCTGTAGAGGACTCTCTGCCATTACTTCTCCTTATGAACTTCAGTCCATCGTTTCTCAACAGACTTCTCTAGTTCTTCACTGGTACGTTCAACTGTTTGATCAAAATACTTATCAGGAACTCGATCAAGATCATCTGTGAAACAAATTGTTCCAGAATCATCGGTGTACTGGAAGAGACTCCCCGCCAGGGCCGGTGTCGCTACCAAACTTACTACTAAAATCATTATTCTAAACATCATTATTTCTCCCAAAAATTGAAGCTTTCGTTCTACGAGATCTACGCGCAATCCCGTCCTTCTTCCGTTCAGCAGTGTCATCAACCATGTTACCTTCACCAACCTCTTCATTACGCTTCTTGCGAATCTCTTGAGCCATGTTAGCCATATCAGGAAGCTGACGAATCAACCCTCGCTTCTTCACAGCTTCCTTCAGTCGGCTTAAAACTTGCTGATTCATTATTGCATCCCAAATGGTCTGTGCTTGGCAGAATACCCTGCCTTGATCAGACGTTCAACCATCCTGTTTGCAGCATAATCATTGTGACTATGAATTACGATGTGACATCCTGAAAAACGATTACTATCCTGCTTCTCCATGAATCTCACAACTTCCATTCCACTAAACTCACTCTTACTACTCTGATAGATCTGCCCTTCAAGGTCATGGTCTAGGTAGATCTTCTTCAGTCGGTCAGCATAATCCTTCAAGACACCTATAGCCTCTTCCGCAGTCCTGCACCAAACAGTAGATGATAGCTCATCCTGTGGCATCCTCTGATAGGCTAAAGCGGCTCTGTTCGGATCATCGTCCAAAAACATTACCAGATCTCGTTCTTCCATCCTCTCCCCCGAAATGATTACCTCTTAAAAGTATTCCTAGGTGCATTGAGAATCTTCTCAATAGTAGCACCAATAGTGCTTACGGCAGAAACATTACCAGGATTCACAACCTTCTTAGTCTTCTTAGCAGCCTTAGCTGTCTGCTCCTTAGTAGGCCACCAAGAAACTTGACTTCTAATCATTGTATCAAGATTACGTGCTTTATCTTTTAAACTGCTCATCTCATACCCTTCTTCTTAGCCTTCTTAGCTAGTACTGAAGCTCTTGACTTAGCCTCGATCACTTTACCACCAGGCGCAAATGCTAGACGAACCTTCTTCCCAGACTTAGGATAGGTCTTCCATCTATAACGAGTACCTTCAGGAAGAGGCATCTCAACCTCCCATCTTGATGATCTTCAGCCCGTGCTTCTTGATCTTCTTAGCTAGCCGACCAGTCAGTCTCTTGTGCTTAGAATCATACTTTCCAGCATTACCACCTTTGGAAACATATTTAGCCCGCTTCTGAGCATAGTTGACAAGCTTGTTAGTCTTCCTAGTTATTCGACGTTCCTGAGACTTTCCACCAGAATTATGTTTCATCATGTTAGTCTACTTTACTTGGGCCTTACTTTATTTGATTTAAGAGACTTAGCCAGTTTCTTTGCAGCCTTCTGAGCTAGCTTACCAGCCTTCTTCTGAGCCTTCCGCTTCTGCTTCTCAGCCTTCTTTGCAGCCTTCTGAGCCGCTGTCATATTCGAAGCCTGCTTAGGAGCATTAACCTTAGTAGAAACAGTATTCGTCTTCTGTGCTGTCGAAGCTGAGGTTGCAGTCTTCTGTGCTGCTCCAGCCGAAGCTGCTGTCTTCTGTGTGATCGAACTAGATGTTTTCATTCCTGATGTCGAAGGTAGTGCCATTGTATTCTCCTAGAATGCTAAGAAACGGGGCTTCCGCTTCTTGCCTACTGTTACTCTTTTACGTTTAGGGTTAGGGCGCTGAGCATTGATCTCTGCTGATGCCTTTGCAGTACCGCCAGCAAAACTCTGTCCAGCTTGAGGTGCGTACCAGCCTTGACTACGCAACCAATTCTGTCTTACCTTTTCCTTTAGAGCTGCCATACTACTTCCATTTCCGAGAAGGATCTTTTAATCTGGGTGAATCAGGAGCAAACGGTTGCTTCTTTTCAGGCCGCTTAAATGGAGTCCTCTTGTATGCAAGCTTGGCAGCACGGCGCTTAGTGTTCCTAATCTTCTTTCTAGCTTTGCGAGCTTTACGCGCTAGCTTTCCTTCATTAGGTGCAGAATATGGCCAAGTAGTAGTTCTTTCATGTTTAGCTATCGGCTTCATGATTTATTCTTTTTTCGTGATGCTGCTTGAGCCGCTCTAACACGCGAATTAAACTCGTTATACCTCATAGCGGTGCTAACTTTCGCCTGATCTTTCGCACTTAACTTCCCATATTCTTTAGAACCTTCCACTCCACTAGGGCGACTCTTCTTCGCAGCCTTTTTCTCTTCACGCTTCTTCTTACGCTCTTCATAACGTACACCGTGCTTAGAAGCTTTACGAGCTAAGCGTCCCTTCATAGGACGGGCTCGTTTACGAGGGGCTCTTACTACCTTGTACATTGTATTCTCCTATTGACCTTGTGGAGGTGACCCACCTTGGCCTCCACCACCCATTTCAGCCATCATCATCTGAAGTCTCATTTGCTGTGCTTCTCGTAATTCGATTGCCTGCTTGTAAGCTAGGATCAGTTCTAATAGTACCATCTGCTGATCTTGACTTAGATCCCAGAACCCTTCAGCCTGCTTCTCACGTACCAACATCTCATGCATGACATAGACATCATCCTCAACCATCGGGACAAGTCTTGGATCTTGCAGCTTGTTCTGCTTGATCACGCTAATCATCTTCTTCACACGATCAATATGCGGACCCTGAGGAGTAAGCGCCTTCTTAAATCCTAACTCTTCCACAATCGCTTGCCTCAATCCAATGTCAGGAATGCTCATCAGAGAAGGTGCATACTGGAGGAACTCAAGAACCTTAGCCTCTCTAGCCTCCTTAGAAACTAGAGCCATGCTAGCAGTATCAACACGTACCTGAACGTTGTCGCTCAGATCCGCCCCACTGAAAGTGAGGATGCTCGCTTTACTTTGCTTCTCACGGGCCAAGATTCTAAGTTGCTCTGCGAAATGCATATCCTCTTGAACATGTTTGATAGTCTCTTGTAGCAGCGCCGAACCTTCTTCCTGCAAGGACTCATCCCATGCTTGAAGGATAGGGCTTCTGCTCATCAATGCTTGCTTCCGCAGAATGTCGATCATCGCTGCTGAGTTGACTCCGGTTGGCCGCTGTCCTCGCAACACCTCTTCGGTTCCAGCAATCGATTCCATCTCCGCTATTTGTTGTGCTCTTTCTTCAAGGGCTGCTTGCGGGAACGGGGGAGGATATACGGGGGTGGGAGCGGCTCCAGCAGTCCTACGTGCGTCATATGTCCATATGCCTCCAGGGCGTCCCGACCACAGGTTCTCAGTGACCGTGGTACCCTTTGGGGCAATCCACGTAGCCACCGGAACAGTACGCCGCCACATGATGAAAGTTGTATCAATCTGGTTGATCCTCTTGAGTTTGGGGAGCAGCTTTGTAACCAAAGAACGTCCCCAGATGCTACCAGGCTGCGCTTCCCATCGGAACCGCACGTATGGGTGCCACCGCTTAGGCCAGCGTGGATCATACGCCCTCGCACCTACGTCCTTCGGGGAGTCGTATAGAAGCTGATCTCCCACTGTAATCACTGTTCTGCCCTTAGGCCATGTACCATTAGGCTTCCGATCTAGGATTCGTACTACTGTGTACCCTTCCCAATGATCGGGAGAGCCAATGTAAATCGAAGGACCGGGGCCTTCAACCAACTCAGTCACTCGCTCCCACCACCACATAGGCAGACGCATAGGATTCTCCGAAGACACTTTCTCCAAAGCCTTCAGATTCCACCCCTTAGCTTTCGTAAGTCCAGCCTTAGTCTTAGGCAGGCTCAAATACTTATCCTTAATAGCGTCAATGGGGGCGAAATACTCTCGCATCACCCACCCAATACCACCATCCTGATCATGCCACCAGTGAGCAGACGGCAAGTGCATCTCAAATGGAGAAACGATGTTAGCTACAATCTCTCCATACTTAGTGCCTTCCTCCATGATTGGTCGGCCTTGCTCATCAAACTGTGGAACTTGGACCTCTACATTCTTAGGCCGAATCCCTCCTGGGATATCTTCTACATGTACCTGAGTCTCTGTCTTTGTCTGAGGTACCTTCATCCTACGAGTTACCGTAGGATCGTAAGCAATCTCCATCCAACAAATACCACAATGAAGAATCAGCCTAGCAATCTCTCGATGCTTTTCTGGCATATCCATCGCTTCCCATAGGTACTCAAGGGTAAGCTCTGATAGCTCAGCAGCACTTACATCCTCATCCTGGTCACTCTTTGATGTTACGCGAGGACGAGGGCGATTCTCTGTCAGTAGGGCAATGTTCGTCTCAATGTATCTACCCAAAATATCATTCGTAGGCTTAGGGATATTCTTCGAAGCCTCTTCCACCACAGATAGGTTATCCGCATTGTCCACAGCCAGCTTCGAAATCATCACATCATTCATATAGTGACGGCCCTGTGAGAACATAATGTTTTCAATATTCTTCACAGCACGCTGCCACTGCAAGCTCTGACGATCCCCATTCAGCGAATCGCTATATATCTTGAGAGCAGGACCAAGCTGATCGTCCATCGGCTTCATCTCATCGATAGAATGCAACCGTCCACGCTTGAAATTCACATTGTAATCGACACCACCACTAGCCATAGTTAGCTCTCATCGTTCTCATGAAGAGGTTCAAACGAAGGTACCACACCCTTCGTCAAGATTTCAATCATATCGTCAGCACTGTTAAAGTAATGATCGTCTGTGATACGATCTAGCATTTCCCTATTTGCCTTTGCCAAAGCCCGATCTTTCCTAGCTGCCTCAATCTGATCGTCTGTTAACTCAGGCTCACCTTCATCTACCTTACGATCAGCATATGCGTCTGGAGCTTCACGCGCCACTAAGGCGTCCTGTAATCTTATGATCTGAGATTGTTGCTCTGAGCACCTCTGCTCCAGACGTACCATATTCTCTTGATTCATGGTCAAGGAAGTTCCTAATCTTATGTTCTCTTTCTCAAGCCTATGTACTTCTTCCCTCCACTGAGCTACTGACTTTGCCATCTAATCCTCATCATCATCAAATAGATTTCGATCTGCTTCATCAAAGCCAGTAATGATTCCCTCATTAAGGAATGCCTGACCGTCTCCTCGCTGTGCTGCATCAATAATAGCTTTCTCAGCAGCAGTAAGATTACCTGACTCACTACGCTGTACTGCCTCAGCAGCTTCCTTACGCAAATTATTCTTAGCAGCTTTCAACATCTTACTCAAAGCCTTCCCAGCATTCCGCTCTAGAGCTTCAGCACGATCCCTGGCCTTCTCCAGCTTTCTCTCTTCTCGCTGAATCAGAGCCCGATTTTGGGCATCATAGTCGTCTGAGTCTCTTTCTCTAGCCATTTCTGTCCCTCTCTCAAAATTAGTGGTACATTCCTATTAAGTAATTCCTTTTTCCCCTATCATTATCACCCTTTTTCAAGTTTAGATGATTCTCTCAATCGATAATGAACAGAAAATATTAGCAGCAGTTCCTCCAGCCACTACAGAAATACTAGCACCACCTGAAGTACATGTCACTGACGTACCTAATTTATCACCAGGATCAGGTTGCACTAGAAAAATGAAAGAGGCTATCGCTTCTGGCCGATCAGAATCTTTATTAATAATAATCGTATAAACTATATCATCACCTATTTCACCATTATTTTGCCCCACACGAAACGTAAATGTAGTACTCCCATCGGCCCCATTCTGTTCAAATGGAAAAGTTCCTCTAACTATATAGTAGTTCTGACCGTTCGGCTCATTTCCATCCGTGCCAAATACCAGACCAGTCATAGGAAGAAACTGATCTTCATCACCGGCACTTACACTAAGATCACCGTCAGTTGAATTATCATAAACCTCAAAACGCCGAAATGCACCTCCAACACCATCTACCTGAAGGTCACCTCTAACTCTAAGATTACCTAAAATCTTTGCCATGATATATCCTTACACAATTAGGTGATTCGCTCGATAGAAATAGTGCTGAATAGACCGTCTGTATCACCACCGTAAAGTATCATACTACCAGCCGACGTTCCTGCTATAACACTCAACGTAGCTCCAGCGTCAGGTTGCACTAGAAAATGGAAAGAGGCTACTGCTTCTGGCCGATCAGAATCTTTATGAACTTTAATCTTATATAGGGTAGTGGCATCAGATGAAAAAGTAAAAGTGGAGAAACCATCAGCACCATTCTGCTGAAATGGAAAAGTTCCTCTAACTAAATAGTAATTCTGACCATTTGCCTCATTTCCATTTGTACCATATTCCAATTCTGTAAAATCAGTTATTGGAAGAGCACCGCCACCAATGAAGGTCTGATCTCCTGTAACTTTATTATCGTAAAACTCAACACGGCTTAATCCACCGCCAGTGCCATCGACTCGCAAGCTTCCTCTAACATCAAGATTCCCAAAAATTTCAGCCATGATACCCTTAAAATTAAAATTCAATTAACTGCACAGTAACTACACCAAACTGCCCAGCAGTGTCACCAGTACGAATAACCATACTATCAGTATCAGTCTCAAATGAAAGACTAAAAAGATCACCTTCAGCAGGAGTCAATTTAACAAGCATACTAACCTGAAATTCTGGCCTATTGTTATGGTGAGATTCTTGAACTATGTAAACTACGTCATCAGTCTTATCACCAGCCTGACCCATATACAACTTTACTGTTACCGTACCAGCATTAAGAGACTTAGAAAGTGGAAGTACAGCGTGTAAGATATACTTCTTAGATCCGTCTGGTGTGTTTTGTCCAAATCCAAAAGGTCTAGATTTAAACCCGGCAGGCTGATAGGCCCCAGCAGCATTATCAACAGTATAATCGCCAACCCCGTTATTAGAATCATAACCCATTCGATCAAAGGGATTGTGGCCTCCACCAACCTCTACAACCAAATTACCTTCTCTAATCCACAGCTTACCAGACGTATCCATCTTTACCCCTAGAAGTCACCGCCACTAATGTCAGAAGCAACTGCATCAATGTCAGCCTTCTGAGCAACGAAGACATCTGCCAAATCACTCTTCAACAGATTGAGGAGTTGTCCCCTCTGAACAGGAGTCAGTACCGATGCACAATCTCCAATAAGAGCAAACAGTTGACTAATATCTCTTCTAGAACCGAACAAAACTATGTAGTGCGGTCGGAGAATGTCAGAAATGTCTGATTGCTGCTGAGCACTCAAAGCATTCCAAACCTGCTGTAAACGAGCACCGGCAGTCACATTATCTACTAACTTCAAATAAGCTAAAAGAATCCGGGTTACACTTTCAGAAAGTACCATTTTATATTCCTTTTCTAAAGTTAAACGAATGGAGCCTCTGGATCTATATCGAGATAAGTGATGGCTACCGCATTATCCATCAAGTCAATACCACCATCCACGTAGTCGATACCGATGTTACCAATATCGTATCCCGGCCTGAACCATCGAATCAGATTAGCAGCAGAGGTGTAGTTTCCCTTGTTAGTATCGAAAGGAGCGTTAATCCCATCTCCAGCATTGTACAGCGCCACCAACTCAGCCAAACCAAGCGCCTCATCCCAAACACCACACGCATGAATGTTGCACAGGGCTCCAAGATTTCCACTGTAAGCATTCCCAAGTGTGATGGTGTCAATATTCCCATCCATAGTACCAGCGTTATCAATTGTCTTTGTTTGACCTACTAACTCAACACCGTTAATACTCATGACCAAATTTGTACCATCCCAACTTGCAGCCATCAGTTGCCAAGCCCTATCCGTAATAGCATCTTCTAACCAATATTTAAACAGTGTGCCATCATTTTCATATAAAAGAAGAAGCCAGGTGGTGTTATTATTTACGGTCAACCAGGCCATACGATTGTTGTTTGACCCATCGTTCATGTCAAAGAAGTAGTCACCAGCAGCAACAATGTCAGGCCAAATCCACATAGCTACAGTGAAATCATTGTTGCAACCAACATCTGTACTATTCAAACTCATCAGTCTTTCAGTAACACCATCGAAGTCAATGCTTCGCTTTAAGTCATCAACGCCATTAGGATAAGTATTGACCCTATCTGCATCAGTAATGCCGCCCGAAAGCGTAATCAAATCTAAGTCAGAAGACTCAGTGATGTACTCTTTACCGAGTGCAGGATCAACGTCCTTTCCTAGTCTCCACCAGTTCGATAAAGTAGCACTAGAAGTATAATTGCCTGAATCTGCTGCAAGATTGAACTGTCCTCCTAGTCCACCATTATGAATCGCTGCTACTTCTGCTGCGGATAGCGCAGTACTCCACACTGCCAGAGAAAAAGCATTCAGAAGCTTAGCAACAGCAGACTGAGAGGTAGTCGCCCCTACAGCGCACTCATAAACATTGGTATCCATGGTGCCAGCATTATTGACACTCTTAGTAAGAACTGACTCTAAATCAAATCCATTCAAGTAACATTTAAGATTCGTTCCATCCCAAGTAAATACCCAATCTGACCACAATTGATCGGGAGGACAAACCGGGCCTGGCATATAGTAACGCTTAAACTCAGTGCCAGCAGTATTATAGATTGTAATATAAGATGATGTTGATCCAGCAGAATACAAAGCAATCTTATTCTTAGTAGTGCTAGCCCAATCGCACAGGAAGAAGTAGTAGTCATTCGCAGCAATAATATCAGGAAGACACCAGAACTGAATAGACCAAACATTATTCCCAAATCCAATTCGATCATCTCCAGCAGTCCGATCAGACTCGAATCTCAGCCACTCAGTCACCCCGTCCATATCAAGCCCGTACTCCTGGTAGTCAGACCATGGAGCAGCACCACCACCGTAAGAATAGAAAGGTCTTACTCTCCTAATCATTGAGCATTCCTTTCAAGTACTACAGTACACGCAAACTCATCACCAGCGGCAGTGGTAGCACAGTGACACCATAACTCATCTCCGATATTAGCATTATTCTTACCAGTTGCTACTGTATGCGTAACGCCATTAGCAGCATTTGTGACTACCGTACCAAGACCATCAATCTCACTGTTACCAATATAGAAATCGTGAGCCGTGATACCTGTCTTCAGCCGGTGATAAACTCCTCTGACTGTATATGGATAGGTTGCAAACAGTGACAGAATGTACCTATCGCCAGTAGCAGGAGTGGTCACAGCAAAGTCTATCTGCTCTTGCTGGAGAGACGATCCGTCCCAGAAGTAAAACGAATCAGCAGTTACCCTTGAATTCTTACCAGTAGACTTGATGTCACCGTCTACATGCAGCTTAGCAGTAGGAGCAGCAATTCCGATACCTACCTGATCCTTACCAGCATTCAGTACTAGAAGATCTCCATCATTAGCACCAGACCATTTGAAATCGATATCGGCGGTTTCAGTATTATAGCTTACCGAATCTGTATAATCCCAATTTACGCTAATATCATCCGTAACGGGAGCAAATTGAGTCCGCTCTACCATCCTGGTAGCTACAGCACCTACTTCACGGGTGAATGTCCCTGCCGAAGTAGACGGGATAATTTGCTTAATTCTGCCAACAAGTCCAACAGGACCAGGGTCAAGCACAGAAGAATGAACATATTCTGTGGCTGCTCCTACATGACCTTCAAGAGTGACAGCATCAGGTAGCCCATGGATGTTCAGTACAGGCTCAAATCCAGACAGGTAGAAGTGATCATTGTTGAAGTACAATCGATCAGTCTTATAATCTCTAA